TTAATCAAATTACATCTACTAGTACTGTTTATAATCCAACAGTTAATAGACAAGCGTCCAACGCAATTTCTCTTAATCAGATAGCATCAACTACAAATATTTACCTTCCTGCGGTAGTTCAAGCTGGAGGAACTCAAACTGTTACCTTAGATAGAATTGCATCTACTACTCAAATCTATCTTCCAACAATTAGCAGGCAAGCATCCAAGTTAATTAGTCTTAATAGACTAGAATCTACTACAAGCGTTTACCTCCCTACAGTTGTTCAAGCTGCTGGACCACAAACAATAACGCTTAATCGGCTTAACTCTACTACTCAAATATACCTCCCCACTATTCTTCAAGTTTCTAACATTATTGATACGTCAGATATTTTAAGCAGAGGCTTAAAGCGTAGAAAGTATCGCTTAACTCAACTGGAGGAAGAGCAAATTGCTGCTCAACTTCTAAAACAGCGACAACCTAAAATACAGGTAGAAGCTAAGCATACTATTGATTGGCAAAAGTTAATTTTCAATGCTGTAAATGACATAACAAACGTAGATGAGTTAAATGCCCTACAAATTTCAACTGAAGAACTTACATCACCATCTGCAACTACTGCGTTATTAACTGAATTAGATAGGCAAAAAGAATTTCGTCGTGCAGAGCTTGAACTCAAGCAAAAAGAAGAGATACAAGCTTACCTCGAAACTATAAAAGCAGAAAAAGAGTACGAAGACTTTAAACGAAAGCGTGATAATAGAATTAAAAGGTTAAAAGCCCTAATGTGGTTAGCAAAGTTAGATTTATGAGCCAAAAATACAGATTGTTTCAATACTGTCCGATTAAACAAAAAGTAGTTCCTGTGGAAGAAGTGCAGCGTCGTGCACAATCCAATGCTCGTGATTTGTTTATACAAGACGAGATGGAGCCGACTCGCAATCCGCTAAATCCAAAGGAAGTCTATACCAGTAAATCAAAGCTACGGGCGGCTTATAAAGCTGCTGGAGCTGTTGAGATTGGCGATTCCTACGATAAAGGGTACATCCCAGATCAGGAGTCTGGCGCATCCACTCGTAGAATGGCCAAGTATTTAACTAACCAAATAATTGATAGGTATAGAAATGGAAGATAACGAAACCTTAAATCCGTCCGATACTGAGGTTACTGTAGAGCGAGAACCAGCTAATTTGTCTATTAGACAAACGCTAAAACAACAGTTGAAAAATGTTAATGATGAGAGCGAAAGTAGCGATAATGCTACTCAAGCAGAGCAGCCGTCCGATAGCGAGGCCGTAGCGGTTGAGAAGGTCAGCGCTCCTGTTACCCCACCAATGGCTCCACCTGCGGATATGAATGCCGCTGAAAAAGAGGCGTTTCTGAATCCTACTCCGGCTAATGCTCATGTTTTGCAATCCTATCTAAACCGTAGGGCTTATGAGACACGTTCTGATTATAGCCGAAAAATGCAGGAGGTAGAACAATTAAAACGCCAAACTTCCGGCCTTTACGAAACTATAAAGCAATACGAAGACGAGTACGCTAGGGATGGTATTTCTATAGCTGATGTCACCAGGCGGGCAGTAGCTTGGGATAAGGCTATGCAAAGCAATCCAGTAGAAACCGCCTTGGATTGGCTAGATTCTTATGGGGTAAGGCTAGAGGAATTAACTCAGCATCAGCCTCAAGAACAAACCCCTGCTCAATACCTAACCAGGGAAGAAGCAGAGCGCATAGCTGATGAGCGATTTAAGTCGATCCAGTCAGAGCAGGAAAAAAAGGCCCTTGAGTACTACAATCAACAAGTTGTAAACTCATTTATGAGTAACAAGCCGTTATTTAGAGATCCAGAAACAGCAGCGCAGTTAGAGGCTGAAATGGCTCCAGTTGTTCAGGCTCTTAACGCTACAGGGCGGTATTCCTCCCCTGAGCAAGTATTAGAGACTGCATACAACTACGTAGTAAACGGCAATCCGACTTTTTCCGGCCTCGTTCAAAGAATGGCCGCAAAGCCGGCGATACAACAGCAGCAGCAGGTCGTTCAAAAGGCCAAGCAAGCTGCCAAATCAATATCTGGCTCCACTGGTAGTGGGACTCCCAGAGTGCAATCAAAATCACTAGGGGATAACCTACGTCGGCGATTCGTAGGAGAGTAGCCATAAGGTTATCCCGCAAACTTTAAGGGATAACTAAAATGGCTAATTTAGAAGAGGCAATAGTATCTACCCTCTTTGATCAATCAGAAGAAATTGCTGATGTTGTGCTCCATCACAACCCAGTAACTTCTGTATTGGATGAGAAGGGTAGAATCAAGAAGATTGGCGGCGGCTATGAGCTGCGTAAGTTAGTAATGTACAACGATGCAGCAGTAGGTGGATTCTATCAGGGGTACCAGTCTTTTGACTTGTCCTCGATTGATGACCTTACAGCTTTCCGTTTTCAGATCAAGCAGTGCTATGAGCCTGTTGCTATGAACGGACGTGAGCGTCGTGCAAATCGTGATGAGGCAGCTCTCCTTGACTTGGCTGAGGCTAAGATGGAAGCAGCTATCGAGCGATTGAAGAACACAGTATCCACCTCCCTTCGTGGCGATGGAACTGGTGCTGGTGGACTAGAGTTTGACGGTGTTAAGAAAGCCGTTTCAACCTCGCCGTCTTCTGGTACTTACGGTGGAATTGATCGTGGATCTAACCTTTGGGCTAGAAACTACGCTACAAACGTAACGCTTTCAGCTGCAAACGTACAGGAGAACATTACCGATGTTATTAGCCGCCTAACTCGTGGCTCTGAGGCACCGGATCTTGGTCTAATGGATCGTACTGCGTGGAAGTTTCTCCATAGCTCGCTTACGGCTATTCAGCGTATTCAGCTTCCTACAAAGAAGGCTGTAGCTGGTTTCCGTACTCTTAGCTATGACGGATGCGATTTCGTATTCGACGGTGGATTTGGATCGTCAGTTCTTGAAACAAACTCATGTCGTTTGCTCAATACTAAGTATTGGACATTCGATATGGTTCGAGGCGCTGACTTTAAGCCGCTAACACCAACTATGGACCGTCCGATTGATCAGGATGCTTTCTTCACCGTAATTATCGTTGAAGGAAACCTCTGCTGTTCAGCTCCGGCTCTCCAGGGTGTAATTTACGCTTAATAGGAGGGAAGGAATATGTCACAAGTAGGATCGTTTGGTGTTAATTATAAGAAGACTTTCACAGCAGATACTCTTCCGTTGCCAGTACCGGTAACGACTGTAGGATCGCTTGTAGAAGGCGACTTTGTATTTGTTCAGGCTGATGGAGCTATTGACCAGTACGCTTTCGTGAAAATCGAGGCTGATGGTCAGGCTGCTATGTTGCAGACGACAAATGCTGGATCCAATGCACTCATGGTTGGAGTAGCTCAGGTAGCTGCTCTTGATAATGAGTATCTTTGGGTCTGGATCGGCGGCCCTATGGGCGGCGGTGTAGGTAAGGGTATTCGTGGAAAGGTAGCTGCAAGTTATGTTGCTAAAGCTAACTTGAATACAACTTCGTCAGGAACTCCTGGCGTAGCTGACGATGCTTCTACTACACTGATCAAGGGTGGTGTTGGACTTGCTTCAACAACTCCTGCGGCTGCTGTAGAGCTTGGCTCAGTAGATCACCTACGAGTCAACTAACCTAAATGGGGGGTAGCAATACCCCCCTTTTTGTGAGGATTTATGCCATTAGTAACTGATTTAATTGGTTTGGGGATGCCTCCAGAACATGCAGCGGTTATCAGCTCAGAGACAATTTCAAGTGCGCCAGCTCGTTCAGCGAGTGGAACACTAACAGCAACAGGAAGTGCTATAGGCGACGCCTTAGCTCTTGCTGCTTTTGTCAATGTTGTTGGTACTACTGCGGCAAGTACAGGAGTTAAACTTCCCGATGCGCCGATTGGATCGATTGTATTTGTACAGAACAACGGAGCTAACGCTCTTAACTTGTTTCCTGTAGATGCAACCGGAACAATTAACGGCGGTACTGCTGGAGCTGCTGTAACAATAGCGGCTGCGGCTGGTAACATAGCTGTAAGACAAACTAGCACTAACTGGCTAGTATTTGTCCTAGCTAAGGAAGCGTAATTGTAAGGGGGAAGCAATTCCCCCGAATTTATTAGGTGATTTATGACATGCTTTGCAGGCAATACAACAACCGCAACTCCTACTATTGCTACAGCTACTAGCGTTACTATTCTAGCCGCTAATGGCGCTCGTAATTTTTTACTTATTCAAAACAACTCTGCTGCTGATGTAGCTATTGGATTAGAAGGGCAAGTTCTTACTGGAATAACTCCAACTTCTACCAATAAATGCTTTGTACTTAAAAGCACAGCAGGACTAAATATAATCCGTTTTGAGGCTGGTTTTGTTCCGGCTGGAGCTATAACAGCTTATCAAACAAGTGGCAGCCCTATTAACACAGTGACGGTTATTGAAGGATAGTGCTATAAATAAGTAGGCGCTAATGCCTATTTATGGAGATTAGACAATGGCACAAGTAGACTGGGGGAGCATAATGTCAGGCCAGCAGCAGCAGAAAAAGCGCTATGCTGGAATGAACGTACAGTTTTTCTATGCTTATAACGAGAACGAAGAGAAGTCGTTAAAGGAAGGCCGTCCTATATTTGACGAGATTCCGTCTATCAGCATTCAAGTCCCAGGTGGCGATACTACCGTAAGGCGTATTGAGCCACAGGATATTCAAGAGTACCCAGAAAAATACCAGGCTTTTAAAGCTGGTTCTGAGCCTGTAACTGAGGGCACTCCACTTGCTGAGTGGCCAATGATGACTGGCTCCGCTATGCGCGAGTTTCAGTACCTTGGCTTTAAGACTGTAGAGCAAGTAGCTAATGCAACCGAAGAGGCCAAACGCAAACTAGGAACGCTATCCAAGTTTGTAAAAATGGCTAAGGAATGGTTGGCCGCTGCTAATTCTGACCAGAACGATGTAGCTAAGCTTAAAGTTCAACTAGAACAGTACCAGACAAAGTACGCCAAATTAGAAGAGAAGTTAGAGATTTTAATGCAGCGTATTGAAGCTAATGAGGGCACAGATTTGCGTGATGAGCGTGTTTCTGACCCGTTAGATGATGAGCCTGTTAGCACACCTAGACTAAGAGGTAGACCAAAAAGAGTATGAGCATAGCTACGGTTATACAGAATGTCGCTAATGAAGCTGGCTACACCGTAGAGTCTAATATTTTTACCTCTACAGAAACTACGACTAAGCAGCTTTTAGCGATAGCTCAACGTATCAATCGTGACATTTTTGAGGCGTATCCCTGGCCCAAGTGCTACGCCGCTGGCTCAATAACGCTGGTAAGTGGGCAATCAAGTTACGCCTTACCAGCGGCTTTTTCTAATTATCAATACGAAACCTTCTGGAATCAAAGCACTAGGTGGCGCGTTCTTGGCCCTATATCAGAGCAGGATTATGCTCAGATTCAAGGCTATGGACTTATGCCTACTATTTACCAACGCTTTCAGATTAGAGGGTTGAGTAATAATGAACTATTCATTAGTCCTACTCCTGGCAGCTCTGGCAATATTCTTATTTTTGAGTATATCGCCGACCGCTCAGTAGTGCCTAAAACATGGACAACCTCAACCGCATTTGCAGCTAACACCTACTGTATTTACAACGGCAATTATTATGTAACTACTGCCGGTGGCACTACAGGGGCTACAGCGCCAACGCATACAAGCGGAAGCGTGTCGGATGGTGGTGTGACATGGACTTATTACAACGGTCCGTACAGCGAGTTTAGAGCCGATACAGACACAAGTATTTTTCAAGAGAAGTTACTTGAGCAAGGCATTTTAGAGCGCTTTGCTCAGATACATGGGTTGGATGGTATTAAGCCTCAGTTTGAAGCTCAACTGCATGATGAATATGGGCGCACTAAAGGCGGCAAGGTGGTTTATGCTGGTGGATTTAGCAGGCCAACTCAGTTTGCGAGAAGCGGAATAGCAGCATTTGGAGCGTGGATATAATGGCAATTAATGAACAAGCATTTAATCCTCAAGCCCCAGCTTTTGCTAGAAGTTCTCCTAGAGCATATTATGCTTGGCTTACTAGCAATGGATTCCCTCATCGTGTTGCTTACGATCAAACTACAGCAATATTTGGGCCGCCCAAAACTCCAGAGCAACAGCAGGCAGAAGCAGCAAAGCAAAAGCAAAATGCGGGACTAGCTCAAGCTGGTGGAGCAATTGGAGGAGCTTTAATAACCAATGAAGCAATAAGAGGATTCCCTAACGTAAGAGGGGCATTTGATAGCACTACGCAACCAACTAGTCCCTCTGCCGAAAGCGGAAATTTGGCTATATCAAGGCCGGTCCCTCCGCCAACCACTACAATAGATGGTTCTGGCACTAGCGTTGATTTGGGTGGAGCAAATGCAACGCCTAAAGTTATTAGCACAGAAGGCGGAATGTCTACTGTTGAAACTCCCGCAGGAACACAGCAGGTTCCTACGGAATCACTTAACGACTCTGGATTTTGGAGCAATGTAAATTGGGGGCAAGTAGCTCAGGGTGGACTAGCTCTTGCTCAAATGTATAGCGCTTATCAGGCATATAAATCAGGAGATAAAACCGGAGCAGCTGTTCAAGGATTGGCTGGAGCCGGAAACCTTGCGGCAGCTACAGGAGCAGTTGCAACAGGCACAGCCGCCGGAACAACAGGAGCATATGTTATTCCAGGCTTAAATATTGTTGCTGGCGCTTATGGCGGGTATCAAACTGCTGAAGCTATGAGCGATATGGCGGCTGGCAATCAACGTAACAGAGCCGGAGTTGTGGGGGGGGCAACGTCTGGCGCTGCTATAGGCGCAGGAGTGGGAAGTATTGTTCCTGGCGTTGGAACTGCAATAGGGGCAGGAGTTGGCGCTGTAGTTGGTGCAATAGCTGGCGCTGCTGGATCTTATTTTGGGTCGAGCAAGGGGAAAGGGCAAATGCAACGTGATGCGGTGCGTGGCGTTTTGCAAAAACAGGGCATTCTTGACGAGAATTATCAAGGCACGCTAGCTGACGGAACTAAAACAGATTTTGGCCAAGATGGCAGCAAAATAAACACTAAGTTTATGAATAAATTGGCATTTGAAAATCCAACAACTTTTAATCAAACTCAAGAGTTGGGAGATGCTTTAACTGCTGCTTATGGATTTGTTGGCGATAAAGCTCGTTCGCTAGGAAGGCTTTATGTTAAAGGGGCTCTTTCTAATGCTAAAGATAATCCACAGGTTGCTATTGCTAATATGCAGCATTTTGCCAAACAACAAGGCATTACATACGATTTGATTAAAGGCAAATTGGATGAGGCATTAAAAGACAGTCGAATTAATCAAGGAGAATACGGCAGGCTATTAGGCTCCGCACAAACACTTGCAATGGGAGCCGCTTCAGATTCTACGCCAATAGTGCCTAGACCAGAAAAAGGGCAAGTAGCAAGACAATCGGCAGGGCTTTATCGTAACGATCAAGGCAAGTTAGTTCAAGCAACATCTATGCGAAGTGCATTAAAAAAATCATATAGCAAAACTAAAGAAAACAAGGAGAAGAAATAATGGCTAGGCGTGGCGCAACAACAAGAGATCCGCAAGTTCGACGATTACCTTTACCTCGTAAGGGTGGCGCACAGCAGATTGTTGGCGATACTAATATTAAGCAAGGCGGTGGCAAATCAGAAGAAGAGATACTTCGTGCTGCTGGTCGTGCTGCCAATCGCGCTCCTGTAGAGCGATTATCTCCTGGCGTATATCGGAGTGCTGGGGGCGGTCTTGTAACGCAAGGTGGACAGCCGATTAGACGCCAGCCAAATCAGAACATGGCAGGACAGGTTGCTGGTGATATGCAGCAAAACCCTTGGCAGGGCGCAATTGATAATATGGCTGGCCAAGTGTCTGGAAATTACATGCAGCAGAATCCGTATGGCGATTTGATGTATCGATCCCCGCCTGGGATTAACATGCAGGATGAGATGCGCCGAATTGCTGAAGGTGCTGGCAATGTAGCGCAACAGCCTAACAATCAAATACAACAAGGCATTTATTATGCTCCTGGATTTGGGCCAAACGCTCAACGTGCCCCACAAATGCCGCAAATGCCACAAGCATCAGCGAATCAAGGTGGTCAGTATCGCCTAAGTCCAGGCGTATACGGCACTCGTGAGCAAGCTATGCAGCAGTACAATCAGCAACTACAACAAATGCAGCAGCAGGGTTTCCAAAACGCAATGTCACAAGTACGCAGGGGGTAAGTAGTGGCCTTTCAGGGATTCACAATGTCACCGCCTTATGGCGGGTTGGACGCGCTAAGTCCAATAGATAATATGGATCCATCTTTTGCGTTGGAATTGGTAAACGTGTTTCCTGGAGCAGGAGCGCCGTCTGTAAGGTTAGGATATACTCAGTACAATACAAGCGGCACTACTATCCCAGCTACGCCTATTAATTTTATACGAGAGTTGCCGCTAGCGGATGGAACTAAGCATCTTATTGCTGCTACTGATACTAACCTTTATAAGATATTATCAGGCGGCGCTGTATCAACGGTAACTAACGCTACTCCTCATACTGATGGCAAATTCAACTCTGAGATATTCGCCAACAATCTTTACCTTTGTAATGGGATAAATACGCCACAGGTTTATACAGGGACAGGGAATGCAGCAAATGTTACTTTTACTTGCTCTGCTGGATTAAGCAATTTAATAACCTGTTCTGCCTGGAAGCGTAGGTTGTACTTTGTTCAAAAGAACTCAATGTCAGTTTGGGTACATGCTTCTGTTGATGTACCTGGCACTGGCGGTTCCCCTAAGTTAGACGAGATTCTTGATATTAAATACGTAATGACTAAGGGCGGTTATTTGCTGTTTGCTGGCAGCTATACCAATCAAATAGCCTCTACGTCTCAAGACTTATTTTTTGCTTGTAGCTCTGAAGGCGAGATTGTTTTCTACAGCGGGAATAGCCCTTCAGATTGGTCGTTAGTAGCGCATTATTACATAGCCAAGCCAGTAGGATTTAGGGCTTTTATCAGAGTTGATGCAGACGTTTGGATTATAACACAAGACGGCATAGTGCCATTGTCGGCTTTGTTTCAAAGCGATTCTGCATCAGCTTTAATGGTTGTAAGCGGCAAGGTTAATCCTATTATATCCAATGCCGCTGAGACGTTTAATTTTTCGCATGATTGGTCTGGCTTTGTATGGCCTAGAGGTAGACGAGTTTATATCTCAGTGCCTCAATCTAGCACTGAAAATTACTTCTTAGTGTACTCGCTAGACACTAAAGGCTGGACTACTTTTAGGCTATTTGATGGCGCTCATGCTAACTCTTCTTGCTACGCATTTGAGCATCCGTTTTATGCATCCCTTACTGGCATAGTTTATAAGGGGGAGACCGGCCAAGCCGATGCAATTACCGCTACTTCATCAGGCCAGGCCATTAACTTTTCCGGTCGTACAGCATTTAGCTTTTATGGCAGCAGGGGAAACTATAAAGCGTTCAAAGATATCAGGCCGTTGCTAAAAGTTAAAAAAGGCGTGACCCTAAGCTTAGGATTAGATACAGATTTTAAGCGGTCAGCAGTGGTTACGAATGTTACTACTCCTGTTAGTAATTTTACACCTTGGGGAAGTCCCTGGGGAAGTCCTTGGTCAGCAGACGTAGAATATACGTTTGATAGGTACGCCGTTAAAGGGCAGGGACATTGTGCAGCGGTTAGGTTTGGTGGTGCTATAAAAAACACTACTCTTGATATTTACGGCTTTGAGATTCGTTATGATTTAGGTGGGCAAGTATAGTTATGGCAAGGCAATCAGCACTAGCAAGAGATCCTAATCAAGCTCCTCCAGCACCAAAACCAGAGGCAACTGGACCTAGTAAATGGATTCGAACAGGTGCTGGGCAGTATAAAGACCAATATGGCAATATGCTAAGAGGTCAGCAAAAAGCCCCTACTAAAGATATGTCTAAGGGGAGATCTCCAGTATCAACAGCGCCACAAGGCCCAGCAGCGCCAACTCCAGAATCTGTTACGCAAGAAGGCTTTATGGGGGCAGGAAAAGCTTATGCAGATATGCTTAATAGATTTCAAGGCGAGCAATATCAGCCTAACTTTGAAGCAGAAATGGAGCGAGCTAGGCAAAATGTAATGGGACAGTTTGACCGCCGTAATGCTCAAGCTTTTGCTCAACAGCGCCAAGATTTTGAAACTAGCATGGCCAATAGAGGTATTGCCCCAGGTGGAGAGCAGTACAATAGAGAGCTAAAAGCGCTAACTGATAGGCAAGATATGGCTCGTCAAGAAGCTATGGGAGCCGCAGAACAGGCAGCCTATGGCGTCCAGGCTCAACAGTTTGGACAAACTGGTGATTTAGCTATGCGACGTTATGAGCAGTGGGGCGTGCTCCAGCAGCCATATATGGCTGGTATACAAGCTCAATATCAATCACAAGAAGCGATGCTACAGCGTCAATTTGAAGAGGCTATGAGAAGAGGCGATAGGGCTAGTGCAGAACGTATAGCTAGAATGTCTCGTGGTGGCGGCGGTGGCGGTGGTCAGCAAGGGCCAACACTATATGACCGTATGGAAATGGGCCAGTTAGATACGGGTTATAATCAACCTGCACAGCAAAACCCTTGGGCTAATGTAGCTCAAGGCGGACTGGCGTCAGGAACTCAAGCAATAACTAATAGGCTAAATAAGTGATATGGCAACACTAGAAGAAGCATTACAAGGCTTAAACTATACTGGCGCTGATACTGGGTACGGTATTGCTGCACAAACACTAGGCCAGGTAGCACCTAGCCTAATCAATCCTTATGGCTCAACAGGGCAGGCCATTGGTATAGGTTTAGGCTCAGTATTACTTCAATCGTTATTGGGCTATCAGGCTAGACAGGAGGCCGCTAGAAGTACGTTAGAGCTTAATACGCTGGCTAATACAATGCAGGGGCTTGGCACTGCACAGGAACGCACTAATTTTATTGGTGGCGTATCAGATCCAATGTATCAGTCTAGGCTTTCTACGTTATCAACTGCACTTAATGCTCAAGATTTAGATACGCAAAATGCAATCAAACGCGCTGCTGGATTAGAAACTGGCAAGATGAAAGCTTTGCAAGAGTTTTATGCTAGCCCAGAAGGCGCACAACAAAGAGAGTTTGAATTAAATAAGATACGAGAAGAGGCCGCAGCTAGGCGGACTGCGCTACCATTTGAAGACCAAATGGCTTTAATTCTTGCTCGTAATGCAGGTGGGCTAGCTAAACAGCAACAGGCGGATGCTACTAAATTAAAAATAGCAGAATTGCAAACTGCTGCTACATCAGGAGATAAACAAAAGCAGCGAGAATGGAAAGCAGAGCAGGATAAACAACAACGAGAGTTTAACGAAAACATAGTTCGATTAAAAGCTACACTTGGCGTTGATGCTGCCGTTGAACGAGAAAAACAAATTGAAGCGCTTAAAATGGAAAACATTCGTAATAACGAAAGTCCAGATTTAGCGCTAGCCAATGCTCGTGCAGAGGTAAACAAACAAATAGCTCAAGATTTATTAACTCAAAAAGATGAATTAGCATCTAAGCGAATGCGCGAATACAATGAGGCTATTGATAAGCGCATGGTTTATCGCAAGCAAATAGAGCAAGATTTTCCAAAAGTAGGAGAAGCTATCAAAAAGGCCGCAGCCGATGCTGGCCCATTTGCTAACTTAGCTAAAGACTTAGCTGCTGATTTACGAAACTTATCTTCCTTTCCAGAATATAAAGCAGCTAAAAACGTGTCTGTTTTTGGTGATCAGATTAAATCCAGAACTAATAATATTGTTGATATGCTCGTTCGTATTAGATCGGGCATGGCAACCCGTGGCGCAGAAGATGATCGGTTTGAATCTATTGTGCTTGGCGATAGTTCTGTAGGCCCACAAGAAGCTGCTAACATTCTTGAGCGTATAGCTAACGATACTTTGCGAGTAGCTGCGGATAAGTTATCTGCTGGGACACAAAGCCCTGCTGCATTAGTGCAGCAATACAGACAAGCGGCAGAAAAAAACACAGCAGTAAGCTTAGAGCCTAATGTATTTCAAGGGGCAACTGGGCAAGGCGCTGGCGGCGCTACTGGAGCTGCTCAAATGTTTGTTAGCTCACTAAAAGACAAATATGGGGCTGATTGGAAAACCAAAATGACACCTGCTGAAAAAACGGCAGCGGCGGCATTATTACAAGCTAGGGGGCAATAGTGGCAGACGTTTGGGACGAGTTAGCAGAGGCAGTTAATACACCTGGTGCTAATCCTGTTATTAGCCTAGCCCCTACTGCTGCGCCTACCGCAACTCCTGAACCATCACTTTGGGAGCGGTTCCGTACTGGATATGAAAATATAGGACGTTATGGGCCTACTTCGCTAGGGTATGTACCTATTGAATTATCGCTACAATCTTTGCGTAGCATTCCAGAAGAGGCTGCAAGTATTGGTGGAAGTGTTGTTGGCGGCACAGCCGGTGGAGTAGTAGGCGGCCCAGTTGGTGCAATTTTAGGTGGCGCATTAGGCTCTTATGCTGATGTTCCAATACAAAAAGCTATTGATTATTTTGCTGGAGTTACACCACAAGAAAGCAGATTAGAACAAGCTACAAACGAAGCTTTATTAGGCGCTGGAATTGAAACTGGAATTAGAGCGCTAGGTCCGCTAGGAAAGGCTGCTTCCCCTATAGTTAAGAAAGTTGGCAGTAGCCTTGCCGATTATTTTGGCCCACAAACTGCACAAAAAGCTGAGTTTTTGGTTGGAAAAGAATTGGGGCGACTTACTACACTAGACGAATTAACAAAGGCCGCAGAAGCTAAACAAGCATTATCAACTACGCTTCCAGCAGAAACCTTAACAACAGCAGAAATGACTGGCTCTGATACGCTAGCGCAAGCAGAACGGTTGTTAAAAACTCAACCTGCGGGAAATGCAAATATTGAGTTTGCTGCTAATGCTAAACAAAAGCTAGAAGATATTAACCAGTCAGCATTAGAGCGAACTAATTTAGGAGACCCTAACCCTAAACGTGGCGGAGAAGCTGCTATAGCATTACTTCAAGGCGCAAAGGAAAGGCAGCGTAAAGCGGCATCTGAACAATTTACTGATGAAGTTAGGGATATAGTTGCTCCTATTGAGGGGATTGCTAAACAAGCTAAAAATATAAATCAAGAAGTTTATCAAACTACTAAAGTCTTTACTCCCGAAGGAGAACTTGGGGATTTATTTAGAAAGATTGAAAAATTAGAAGAAAAAGAAGCCACAGAAACATCTGTAGGAATGTTACAAGACTTGCGCTCTAAAGCATTAGAATTATCTCGTGCAGCTCCAGAAGGAGGTAGAGATGAACTATTCGCTAATCGTATTGTTGATTTACTTGGAAAAAAAATCGACGCAGTAGAAGGTACTGAAGCGCTAACCGCCGCCAGAACGGCATGGCGAGAATATAAACAACGATGGTTTTACGATGAAAGCGGACGAAGAGCGCCATTAAACAAACTATTACGCAAGCAAAACCCTGAAGATGTGATTGCCGATGTAAGCAAAAAGTCTGCGGTGTCTGATGAGTACGCTAAGGTGTTAGGTGGCTTAGAGCCTAACAAGTTAGCCAGTGAAATGGCAGACTTTGCCAACAAGCAAACTGTAGACGAAAAGCTAAAGTGGATTAGAGATAAACGGGCAGTATATGCAGATAGCCCTATATGGCCGCTGGTGCAAGGTTGGGAGGATATTTTAACTCGCACTGCAAAAGCGACTAAGGCCGCAGACGTTCCTGCGTTGTCTCCTAAAAACATTGATATTCAAGCTAAAAGTTTAGTTAGGGCGTTAGGCGGTTCTGAGCGAGTATTGGCCGCATCAGCAGGAGAAGACGCTACAGTATCAGCGATGGGAAATATTGCTCGTTCTGGTGCAACGAGTACACTAGGCGGCAAAATATCAGGGGCTCTTTCTACAGCAGCATTAGGGTTGGGAATACCTACCGTTCAGCGTGGTACTGATTTAGCTGCGGAAGCATTAACACAAGCGCTACAAAATCCAGAACTTGCAGCGGAGTTTATATCAAAAGCGCAAAGACTAGAAAGAATGTCGCCAAGCCTTGCAGCAGCTCGTTCTCAGCGACTTAGCGAAGCTTTGCAAACTACAGCACCTAAAGCTGCGGCAATAACTCGTGGGGTGTCAGGGCTAAGAACTGCTGCCCCGATTGCTGAACAAACTATATCTCCTAGTCCAACTCCAGCAACTAACATGCCTTTAGTTGAATCTGACCCTTGGGCAGAATTAGAGGCTGCGGTTGGTCCAACAGCCGAAACATCTCCAACACCTACACCTGAGCCTGAAACAGTTACAGTAGGCAAGCAAAACATCAGCATTCCTACCGGCAAAGAGTTTGCTCCGCCTAGCCTTGTTAAGGCTGTAATGAAAGTGGAATCAGGCGGCAAGCAAGAAGCTGTTAGCCCTAAAGGAGCTACAGGCTTAATGCAGCTTATGCCAGGCACAGCTAAAGCTCTTGGTGTAGACCCTAAAGACCCGCAAGAGAACGTAGAGGGTGGCAGCAAGTATTTGCAACAGATGCTTAACAAGTACGGCAAAAAGGATATTGCTTTGGCTGCTTACAACTGGGGGCCAGGCAATATCGATAGAGCTATTAGACAAGTTAAGGCTGATGGCAAACGTGTTACCTGGGCTAATATCATGCAAGCAGTTAAAGTGCCTATGGAGACTAGGCTGTACGTAAATAAAGTATTAACTAACGAAAGAGAGGCATAGTATGGGCTGGAGCGGGGGGAATTACTCAAAAGGTAACGCAGCAACTGGTGGTTGGGCTAATGATGCCAGCCTTGGCATAGGCATAGAGGCTAGTCGGCATGATACTCAGGATAATGATTTTGCTACCGGTATCAATCAGTGCATAAACAAAGATGGCTCTAACGCTTTTACCGGCAATCCTAACTTGGGCGGTTATATTCCTACCAACTTAGGCGCTGGTACTGCTGCTGCTCCAGCATTGTGCGTAAATAATGATACTAATACAGGCGTGTTTGGTCCTGCTGCTGATACTTGGGCTGTAGCTACTGGAGGTAGTGAAAGATTTCAAGTTAATTCTACTGGCAGAATACTTGTTGGAACTACATCATCCGCAGGTACTACCGGATCTATTACATACCTAAAGGATAGCGGCGGAACTACTTGGCAGGTTGGACCAGGCACTAATGGCAGTGGTAATCAATATTGGGTAGTTGATGGTTCGGATGTTGGGGTGCGGCTTGCTAGTGGCACAACTAGCTGGGCCGCCGCCTCAGATCAGCGTCAAAAAAAGAATATTCAAACTCTTGAGTATGGGCTTAGTGAAATCGACAACCTCCGCGCTGTTCGATTTGATTATGTAACCGACGAGTCAGATAGCTCATCGCGCATTGGTTTTATCGCTCAAGAAGTTTTGCCGCACATTCCAGAAGCCGTATCGGGGTCTGAGGAGTCATATTATGGCGTTGCTGCGACTGAAATAATTCCAGTATTAGTAGGAGCCGTTAAAGAACTAAAAGCCAAAGTAGAGGCCCTAGAAGCTCAGGTAGAAACGTTACAAACGCAGGTAGCAATAGGATGAAGCTTAGACTCGTCAGGGTAACAGAATTTAACGGCGCGACTATGGGCGTGTTGTGCATCAATGATGCGCCTGAGTTTGTCACGTTAGAGGAAGCCTGGCGAGATAATGAGCGCAATGTAAGCTGCATACCTATAGGCAGGTACAAGATTGGGCTGGTTAATAGCCCGTCTCGTGGCATGGTATACAAGGTTATGGATGTTCCCCAGCGGGACCATATTCTCATTCATGCTGGCAATACCCACAAAGACACTCAAGGCTGTATCTTGCTTGGCGTGCAGTTTGGCAGACTTGGTAGCGATAGCGCCATCTTGGCTAGTCGTGTAGCCATGAAGCAGTTCATGCAGATGATGAAAGGCATTAAAGAGGCTGAGTTGCTTGTTGTGGACTCGTACGGCGGGGGGCGTGTTCACTAATGACTGGCGACGTTACTGAACTTAAATATTGGCTGGATATTATTATAAAGGCTGCAATCGGTGTACTTGTTTCTATTATTGGCTTGGATTACAGAGCAGTTAAGAATAGCTTGCACGAGTTGGAGACGCATAAGTATATGGTTTCGGCTGAAGTGCAGGTTATTCAGACTGAGTTAGCCTATATTAAGGGCCGGTTAGAGAAGATTGACGCCAAGCTGGATAAGGCGTTAGGCCAATGAGATCGGTTATTGCTGTGCTGCTATTGATGATATCAGTAGAAGCATGGGCAGCTCCTAGCTTGCTTGGTATTTGTCATCGGAAGTTTAATTGTGCTGGGGTTGATAGGTTGTATCGGGACCAGGATAAGCTAGTTATTAGCTGGTTAGAGAATACTTTTGGGCATAAATGTCAGTGCTTAGAAACGCTTTTAAACGACGCTAGGCCAAAGATTATACGCGCCCACCTGATACAAAGCCCATGCATGAGAAACAAGCGCTGTGGCCGCTATGAGGCGTTATGGGGCTATACAGCGGCATCAGCTAGTAGGGCGGCACAGAATCCAAGAAGCAGGTTAAGACAAAGGTTTGCGGTAATACTTGAACGATTTAGGCAGCGGATACAGGGCAAGGAGCTTACCTGTTACGTTAGCCCATGTTTGGAGTGTGACTTATATGAACCAGCTAGAAGAATACTTGCCGATCTTGTATCTGCTGCTTTGCCTACTTGTAACATTGTGGACAATCCATACAAGCGACGCTGCTTATCTGGACTCACCTGCGAAAAGCATGGAGTTAATCCTAACCTATCTGCCCCGTGTATAGTTGATTTAGACGGGATAGACGGCGCTACAGTAGACTTAAATAAATGGGTGGCTAAATACCAGCATTGTGATTTATCCTTTTATTGGGAACCCTGGATGAATTGCATACGGGGTAAGTTTGTAGATCCTAGAAGCCGTAATTGTAAGTACAATACGTCTATATTTGAAGGTGCTATATGCCGCTCATTCTTGCATCCATCCTCCGCCATCTGCTTACCTTAGCTGCTGGAGCGCTAGTAACAGTAGGCGTGTCAGAGCATGACGCTGCTAACCTAGCTACGGCTGCTGAGCCTGTACTTGGTGGGGCCATTCTTTACGGCGCTGCACAAGCTTGGTCAATCGTTGAAAAGAAGAAAAAGCGCTAAAAACTGCTAGAGCGGTAGGAGCGATTCTTCTCGTCCGGTGAATAGTTAGGAATTCTTTTGCGTATTTTAGCTACGGCATCCTCTCTATCCAGTAACATAGAGCAGATATAAACTAGGTTATACGGCCTGGGACTATCTTCAAAAAAGAAGTTATACAGGTCTATCTTAAAGAAGTCCGGCAGTTCTTTTGCTGGAGAACAATAGTCTGCAATAGCTCTGTCTATAACTGCTAGCCATAGCAATACTTCCGGCAATATTGGCGCGTCTACATATTCCGATTGTAAATCATTCATTCTGATTTCGTAATCTTTTGGCATTGGACTAAAGCTAAAAAGTCCTCCAAGTACATCGTTACAAGCCAGGGCCGGTTGTTCTTACGGTGGCATACTATTGGAGTTTTGTCACCGCAGTCTCTTGTAGCTTGGTCAATAGCCTTGTCTACATTTAAATTCTGAACCCGCTTACATTCGATGTGGTAATCAGCCAATTCGGTGCAAACTACATCAGAGTCGCCAGCCTTACCGCAAAACTGTTGGGTGCGCCTAGCTGTAAAGCCATGCTCCTTTAGCTTGTTTGCAAGCTCTCTTTCCCCTGCCGCTCCTTTGGCCCTTGAGTTTGTCATAAGGTTCCGTTACAGTTATCAATACATAGAAGGGGCAACTCTTCAGCTCTCTAAAAGCCACTCTCATCCCCGCCAAAGGTATAGAGTGGTTTTTTTTGCCTTCAAGCTAATAATAAATCTTATCACTGTTAGCTACTGACCAGCGGTTACAATCCTCTGCTGACCAGATTGTATCGAGTGTAGCATATTCCTTTGTCGGTGCAGTCGGATTATTTCCGATAAAGAAAGCGTCTTTGAAAACGAGTCTGTTGGTAGGCAAAGCTGCAACTTGTCCGTTATCAAGCAGAATGACGTGGGCACACTTGTTTTGATCGGGC